TGTACTTTAATTAGTACCTGTGATATAATATAATTTTAAATAGTGTGAGAATATTATGAATTTACAAGAAGTACAAGACGAATGGGAACGTGATTGTCGAATTGATGATAATCATTTAGGTGAAGCTTCAACATACACACCAAACCTACATGCCAAATATCTTAAAATTTTAATTAATACAAAATTAAAATTAACTAAGATCCAAGCAGACTACAATATCCTACGTAAGAATAAATTTAAATATTATCGTGGTGAATTATCACGAGAAGAACTATCTACTCTTGGTTGGGAACCATGGCAATATAATAAACCATTAAAGAATGAAATGGATGAATTCTTACAAGGAGATAAAGATCTTATTGAAGTTAATCAAAGAATAGAATATCTCAATGTTATGCTATATACATTAGAGTCTATTCTTTCTCAAATAAAAGCAAGAGATTGGCAACTTAAAAATGCTATCACTTGGAAACAATTCTTATCTGGAATGTAATGTTATTAAAGATAGAAAAAATATCTGAAGTTCATTTAAGAATATATTCTGATCCTAATTGTGAACAGGAATTAGAAGCTTTCTTTACATATGAAGTACCCGGTGCTCGCTTTACACCAAAGTTTAAAGCGCGTTTATGGGATGGTAAAGTAAGATTATATTCTTTAATACGCAAAACACTATATGTTGGTCTATACAAATATGTACTTGAGTTTGCAAAACGATCAGGTTATCAAGTTGAGTATATACCTAACGATGATTTCCCAACACCAATAGAATCTAATTCTCACACTATAGAGGATATTGGAAAATGGATTGAATCGTTGGGTATGTATGCTCGTGGAGAACCAGTAGCAGCAAGAGACTATCAAGTCGAAGCTGTAACCACAGCTCTTAATTTAAATCGAACTGTACTGCTATCTCCTACCGCTTCGGGTAAATCGTTTATGATCTATTGTTTATTGCGATGGCATTTAGAAGAAGATCGTAAAGTTATGATTGTAGTACCAACAACTTCGCTTGTTGAACAAATGTATTCAGACTTTCAGGACTATTCTACAAATAATGGGTTTGAAGTTACTGAACATTGTCAAAGATTGTATAGTGGTTTCTCAAGAAACTTTATATCAAATGTGCTTATTACAACATGGCAATCTATCTATAAACAACCAAAACAGTGGTTTGAAAGTTTTGATGTAGTTGTAGGCGATGAAGCACACCAATTTAAAGCAACTTCTTTAATTAATATTATGGAGAAGATGCAACACGTTAAATATCGCATTGGTACAACAGGTACTATTGATGGTAAGAAACTCAATCAGTTAACACTCGAAGGTTTATTTGGTCCAGTCCATAGAGTTATTACAACAAAAGAACTTATGGATACAGGTAAAGTTGTGAATATTGATATTAATTGTCTATTCTTAAAATATAATGGTGAACTTCGAAAAGTTGCAAAGGATTTAGACTACCAGAAAGAAATGGATTTCCTTGTTACACATTATCCAAGAAATAAATTTATAAGAAACCTTGCATTAAATTGTAAAGGTAATACATTAGTACTGTTTCAATATGTAGAAAAACATGGTAAAGTTCTTTATGATATGATTAAAGAAAAATCAGATAAACATGAAGTTCATATTGTACATGGTGGTGTTAAGACTATGGACCGCGAAGATATTCGGCATAAGACTGAGGAAGGTAGCAATACAATAATTGTTGCCTCTTATGCTACTTTTTCAACAGGTATAAATATTCCTAGTATAGAAAACATTATCTTTGCTTCTCCAACAAAATCGAAGATAAGAAACTTACAGTCTATTGGTCGAGGATTAAGACTAAAAGAAGGTAAAAATAAACTGACATTATATGATGTTGCTGATGATCTACAATATAAATCAAGAAAGAACCATACTATGAATCACTTTATTGAACGCGTAAAAATATATTCAGAAGAAAAATTCGATTACAAGATACATGAGATTGACTTATGATCAAAGGAACCTACGCTGTACTTAAATTAATATCAGGCGAAGAAGTTATTGGAGCTGTGATAGAAGAATCTGAATATAATATTACACTAATGCTACCGATGGTTCTTAGAAACCTACCAAAAATATCTCCATTAAATGGTATGCCGGTTGAATCTTTATTCTTTAGCCCAATGTGTCAAATGTCTGCAGATGATACTTTTGTTATTGATAAAGCTCAAACATTCTTTATTAAAGAGATGGATCCAGTCTATATACCTCAATATGAGGACGCTATTGATAAGTTTCTTGGAACCATTTCTTCGGGCCCTGAGCCGGCAGTAGATGAAGTACAAAAGTTAGTAGATAAAATAAATGAATTGCATGGAAGTGATTTAGAAACGAAAGTAACGATAGATGATGAATTAGATTACTTAGATAATATGAGTAATGATAAAGATAAAAAGTTATTACATTAGTTATTACTTGAAAACCCCTATACAGATATAATATCACCTATCCAAATTTATGTACAATTATTTTTTATTACGAAAATAATTTAACTTTTAATTGAATCTATTATATAATTTTATTATGAAAAATGAAAAAACAACCAAACCACATTACGTAAATAACGCAGAATTCTTACAAGCTATTATAGATTATAAAAAAGCATGTACAGAAGCTGAGGAATGTGGTGATCCAAAACCCGTTATACCAAATTATCTTGGCGAATGCATTCTTAAAATAGCAAGGAAACTTTCTAATCGTCCTAACTTTATTAATTATAGTTATAAAGACGATATGATTCTTGATGGCATAGAGAACTGTATTCAATACTTTGATAACTTCAATCCTGAAAAATCCAAGAATCCATTTGCATACTTTACACAGATTATCTACTTTGCATTCTTAAGAAGAATCGATAAAGAAAAGAAACAAGCTTATATTAAAGGTAAGATGGTTCGTGATAATACAATTGAATCTTTTGATGTACAAGACCACGATGCTGGTGAAGACTTTTCAAATATCTTTAAAGAGTTTATGCAAGATAATGGTACATTCGAACATGACTATGAAGATAAGAAGCGTAAGAAAAGACAGAAAAAAGAAACACATGTATCTTTAGATAACTTTACTGAGGGTGATGAATGAAAATAGCAATCCTAGGGGATACACATTTCGGAGTACGTGGTGATTCAATTAAGTTTCATGACTATTATCGTAAGTTTTATGAGAATGAATTCTTTCCTTATTTAGAAAAGAATAACATTAAGAATATATTCCAATTAGGCGATTTGTTTGACCGTAGAAAATACATCAATTTTAACACCCTGGCGTTAGCAAAAGACTACTTTTTTAATCGGATTGCTGACCAGGAGTTAAAATTATTCACGCTTTTAGGTAACCATGACATTTTCTGGAAAGAGTCATTAGAAGTGAATTCTACAGGCTTAGTTCTGGGTGAGTATAGTCAATATATTAATCTAATTGATGAACCACAACCAATAGCATTTGAAGATGGTACAACAATTGATATGATACCATGGATATGTAAAGAGAATCAACAAGAAGTTTTTGAATATATCGATCAATCTAAATCTGATTTGTGCTTTGGACATTTTGAGATTGCAGGATTCCCAATGTATAAGGGAATGGTCGGCCATCATGGGCTATCTCATGAAATGTTTTCAAAGTACGAAAGAGTCTTATCAGGTCATTATCATACAAGGTCCAAGCAAGAAAATATAGAGTATGTTGGCACTCCGTATGAAATGACTTGGCAAGACTATAATGATCCAAGAGGATTTAGTGTATTTGATACAGAAACAAGAGAATTAGAATTTATAAGAAACCCATATACAATACATGAAAAGATTACTTATGATGATAAGAACCATGACCCAGACGCCAGTATTGTCGATATAAAAGATAAGTATGTTAAAGTTGCGGTTGTCAATAAGACTGATCTTTATAAGTTCGATCAATTTATTAATGAGTTATATACAAAGGATGCACATGAAATTAAAATCATTGAAGACTTCTCTGAGTTTAATGATGGAGAAATTGCTACAGACATCAATATTGAAGATACAATGTCTATCTTATCTAACTATGTGGATTCGGTAGAGACTGATGAAAATAAAGAAGAAATAAAATCAGTACTCAAAGAACTCTATCTCGAAGCAATTAATCAAGAAGTTGTATAATTGTACATTAATTGAAATATTTGATATAATATATTTTTGAAAGGAATATTATGTTACATGAAATTAAACACAAGGACTTTCTTGCAACTGTTGAACCTATGGGTGCATTTGTAAGGATAATTGTTTACAATGGCCAAGGCAATGGAATTACAACCATGATGGTACCAAAAGAAGTAAGTGAACAATTAGCAAAGGCCTTCAATGATTGTATTTAAGTCTGTTCAATGGAAGAACTTTCTATCAACCGGCAATTCACCAAACAAAGTTAACCTGAATAGTCATGCCTCAACTCTTATCGTCGGTAAGAATGGTGAAGGTAAATCGACGATTCTTGATGCGTTATGTTTTGGGTTATTTGGTAAACCATTCCGTAATATTAAAAAGAATCAACTCGTAAACTCGATTAATGGTAAGAATTGTGTCGTTGAAATTGAGTTATCTATTGCAAATTCCCATTATAAAATAGTACGTGGTGCTAAGCCAAATATATTTGACATCTTTCTCAACGGTGATCTTGTTAATCAAGACGCAGCGGTTAAAGACTATCAAAAAGTTTTAGAACAACAAATCCTTAAATTAAATTATAAAACGTTTACTCAAGTTGTCATACTGGGTTCTGCCTCTTTTGTTCCTTTCATGCAGCTCCCAGCAGGACAACGACGTGAAGTTATTGAGGACATCTTAGATATTAGGGTGTTCTCTTTAATGAATAATCTACT